CTAGTGGATAGCCTTGTCTTCCTACCGCTCGCATTTTGGGGTCTAATGCCTGTCCAAACGCTAATCATAATGACTATTAGCCAAGTAGCAATTAAGACAGGATATGAGCTTGTCATCCTTCCATTTACAACACTAGCAGTGAAGCTGGTTACTAAGTACGAGAACAGAAAGGTACCTTTTGAATGAGCATTGATTTATATTTCGCCGGAGGTTGCGCTGGTCGAATAGAAGACTTCCTAATGGCTCATAACGCTAATCGATTGTTCACTCAAAAATACGAACGCAACACAACCGGAAAATTATGGTTCGAGTACGCAGACAACCACCCCGAGTTTACTGGCAAAGTCTTCGTCGACTCAAGTGCGTACGGCGCTTGGACAAGGAACGTGAACATTGATTTAGATGACTACATTGACTATCTAAACGAAAATGACGGTCGATTTTCAGTCATTGCTTCACTTGACGTTATCCCGGGTGACAAAGGAGAGTTCGCAACACGTCAACAGGTAATTGAAGCAAGTGAACAATCTTGGAACAATTACCTATACATGTACGACAGAGTTTTAGACAGAGATAAAGTCATACCGGTATTTCACATCGGCGAACCTTGGCAGTATTTAGAACGGATCCTTGCGCATCGACATAAAGACGGATCTAAAGTTCAGTACATGGGACTTGGAGGTCTTGTGGGAGTACATAGTAACGACCGAATGAAATTTATGTCCCAAGTGTTCGAAATTATCAAAAAGAGTTCGAACCCAGAAATTAAGGTTCACGGATTTGGAGTAACGGCTTTGCCTCTACTGGAACAATTTCCGTTCACTTCTGCGGACTCTACTTCAGCGGTGATTACTGGAGCGATGGGCAATATAATGACACCTTACGGTATTGTTAGTTTTGCTCGCAAAGTAGGAGGCGCAGAGAACTTCTATCGTTTAGCTAAACCGATACAGGAGAGCATCCTAAAACTGATTGAAGAGTCTGGACTAGGATTTACAATCGAAGAGCTCGCAGAGAACTACATCGCACGCGAGTTGATCAATTGTCAATACCTACTGGATTGGGCTAAGTCTTACAAGTACACGCCACCGAAACACAAACAGCACCGACTATTTTAGAAAAATTAGGACTTACTGAAAATAAGTCCTTTTCTTGTTTACAAAATCGCCGAATTTGGTGTATATTAAAGTATAAACTAAAAACTAAAGGAGGCTCCCTATGAGCATGAAGTTTAAGACGCAAGACCTTATGGATGCGGTAGGTCAACTGAACCGCTTGTCCGCAAGTAAGCTACTTGAGATTACACGTTATTGGTATATCCAAGGTTATGATGGAGTAGTGACGTTCACTGGATACGATGGTTCGAACTGGCTACGCTATACACTTGAAGCAGAAGGAGAAATTGACGTCATCATTAAAGCCGAACAGTTCGGTAAATTGATTGAAAAAACTACCGTGGACACCGTAACCCTCACACCTAAAGGTGAATATTTAGAGGTAAAAGGTAACGGTACTTATAAAGTCGATATTGTTACAGGTGACGAAGATTATCCATCATTCGATGACAAATTACCTGAGGAGCTGGACGAAGGTTCAGCGAAGCTACTCAAGTCTTCTTTGTTCTACAATGTAGCAAATGTCAATGACTCAGCGGTTTCGAAAAGTAACGCTGACGGAGTCTACACAGGTTACCTATTAGATCACAAACAAGCGATCACTTCGGATATTATTAGAGTTTGTTTGAACCCTATCCAAGATATCGGTACCAAGTTGCTTATCCCTGCGCCTCTTATGCGCCTGCTTGCGTCCATTACGGAAGACAGGCTCTACCTATGGACGTTCGATGATGAATACATTTATGTATCTACATCCACTATCGAAATCTATGGTCGCATCATGGAAGGTATGGAAGATTATCAGGACATGAGCATCATGGACTCGCAAGAGTTCGACGGTAAGGCTACACTTCCTACCGCAGAGATCCAAAGTATCTTGGAACGCTTGACCTTGTTTATGACGGCCTTTGATAAAGGAACTGTTCATTTAGACTTCGGTCCTAAACAACTTGCGATCATTACGACCAAAGGTTCCAAAGAGCTTGTCAAGTACACTAAACTAGAAGAGGGTACAGACTTCTCTTGTAAGATCAATAGCTTGCTACTTCGCGACATTTTAGCGACGGTAAGTGAAGACCATTTTGACATTCACTTTGGAAATGAACTATGTCTTAAAATCGAAGCTAATGGAGTTACTTACTACTTAGCTACACAAGAAGAAGGAGACACTGAATGAGCAATAAACTGTCCCGCATAGCTAAAATGGTCGCAGTGGAAAAAGTGAATGAACCTGCAATCAATTTCGTGGACAAGTTTACTCATATTATCGAAAACACGCAAGAACCTTATACACCTTCAACGTATTACAAACCAAGTGGCGTTGGAGGTTGCTTGCGTAAAATGTACTTTGAACGTACTGGACAAGCTCTACAAGATAATGCGAGTTACAATCTAATCGCAATGGGAGAAGCTGGTACATTTAGACACGAAGTATTGCAGGAGTACATGGTACGCCTATCTAAAACGGATCCAGACTTTGAGTGGTTAGATGTAGCCGAATACTTGGAAGAAAATCCCGTAGAGGGTACAATCGTTGACCAAAACTTCGTTAAAAATGACTATGAAACAAAATGTAAGAACGAACTCCTTCAGTTGTCGTTCCTATGTGATGGCCTTGTAAGATGGCAGGGTAAGACGTACATCATGGAAATTAAGACGGAGACGATGTTCAAGTTCAATAAACATACGGAGCCATACGAAGAACACAAAATGCAGGCAACTTGCTATGGTATGTGTTTAGGTGTTGATGACGTCTTGTTCCTTTACGAGAACCGCGATAATTTTGAGAAAAAGGCTTATACCTACCATATCACGGACGCTATGAAGGAACAAGTATTAGACAAGCTAGTTACTTGCGAAGAGTATGTAGAACGTGGTGAAAGTCCTAAGATCTATTGCTCGTCTAATTATTGTCCGTATTGTAGAAAGGAAGGACGTAGCCTATGACCTATACTGGCAAAATGTTCGAAGAGGACTTTAAAAAGGGCGCCGAACTTTGCGGTAATGAAGCCAGGTTTTCCCGTCTGTACGATACTACAAACGGCTTTAGAGGAGTCGCAAACCCTTGTGATTTTATCGCAGCGACGCAGTATGGAACAGTTTACGTTGAACTAAAAACCACTCAGTCAAGTTCGTTACCGTTTTCGAATATTAGTGAACATCAATGGCAGGAACTATTCATCGCTGACCGTTGCAAGCATGCTTTAGGTGGTGTACTTGTTTACTTCCCTAAACACGCTATGATCAAATGGTACCCTATGACTCAACTCACTCGTCTACGAAATCTAGGACAAAAGAGTATCAACCCAACAGTAGAGACTGAACTTGGCTATTTAATATCCTACTTCAAAAAGCGCACAAGGTTGACAATACCGATTGAAAATGTTCTTAAAGCGTTCAAGGAACATTTAGCGGACAAGCAAGATGGGTAAGCCTAAACTACCCCGTATTGATGTACGACTGGACGAACTCGCCGAGGCTTCGAAGAACGCCGAAGATTATGGGGAAATTGTCAATGTCGTAGTTGACGAAGTAGTTCAAAAAGCTACTAAGCCTTTGGACAATGTGATGGAACAGATCCAGGAACTACTGAAAGACGTTCAATCTATGTCCACGGAAGATTTGAACTATTTTATAGCCTATCTACCGACTGTCATGTACTTCACTACGGATAGAGCCGAACTCGTCGGTATTAAGATGGACGCAAGCGCTGCGATCCGTCGCGAAAAATATGATGACCTATACGCCTTTGCCGCAGGGAAAACAATCCCGGACAAAGAATCCGAGACTCGCAAGCTCGTAATGAACGAGATCGTCATTGAGACGGCCTATAAACGAGCCTATAAAAAGGTTCAGTCTAAACTGGAGCAAGCTGATAAAGTATTAGCTTCGCTAAAACGAGTTCACCAATTTAGACTTAATGATATTGAACTCACTCAATATAATTCAACAGGAGTAACACTACATGCAAAAAGAAATCGCCGTAAAGATGATTGACCCTAAACTAGACCGACTTAAATTTACAGGAGATTGGGTCGATGTTCGTATTAGTTCGATCACTGATATCGACGCTAGCAAGGAACAGGTCGCAAAATGTCGAACCGTTCTTCAAAAAGCGCAAGTCCTAAACATTAAAGCGGGTCAAAGTATTAAGATTGCGCACGGCTTTGCTTTAGAACTACCTAAAGGACATGAAGCTATCCTCCATCCTCGTTCAAGTCTGTTCAAAAAGACTGGACTGATCTTCGTCTCAAGTGGCGTTATCGATGAAGGTTATAAAGGGGATACTGATGAATGGTTCTCAGTATGGTACGCAACACGGGACACTGAACTATTCTTCGATCAACGCATCGCTCAGTTCCGTATCCAAGAAAAACAACCACAATTGAACTTTAAATTCGTTGATTCTTTAGGGAACGTAGCTCGCGGAGGACATGGAAGTACAGGAGATTTCTAATGAAACTTGAACAGATTATGCAAGATTGGAACAAGGACTCCAAAGCGCTTGTAGCTGTTCACGGACTAGAGAGGGAAAACCTACCGAGGATTCCCTTTTCTACTCCTATTATGAACTTCCAAACCTATGGAGGTCTACCCCGCAAGCGTGTGATCGAGTTCTTTGGACCTGAGTCGAGTGGTAAAACTACTTCGGCTTTGGACATTGTAAAAAATGCGCAGTACATTTTCCAGGAAGAGTGGGAACAGTTGCAGGAAGATTTGAATGCTCAACTAGAGGAGCTTCAAAACGCAAAAGGTTCGAACAAAACTAAAATCAAGGAAATCCAAATGCGCTTGGATGCTCATAAGGAACCGCTGAAAATTGTATACTTGGATTTAGAAAATACATTGGACACGGATTGGGCTAAGAAATTAGGTGTTGACGTGGATAACCTTTGGATTGTAAGGCCGGAACATAACTCCGCAGAGGAGATCCTTCAGTACATCATTGATATGTACGATACAGGAGAAGTCGGTCTAATTGTATTAGACTCACTTCCTTACATGGTGAGTCAAAACCTACTGGACGAGGAACTCACTAAAAAGGCTTACGCAGGTATTTCGGCGCCGTTGACGGAGTTCAGTCGAAAAGTAACGCCTTACTTAACCAAGTACAATGCTATTTTCTTAGGTATTAACCAAATCCGCGAGGACTTGAATAGTATGTATTCAACGTACTCAACGCCCGGCGGTAAGATGTGGAAGCATGCTTGTGCCGTTCGTATTAAGTTCCGCAAAGGGGACTTCATTGACGAAAAGGGTGAAAAAGTGAACCGTTCTGCTCGTAACCCTGCGGGTAACATGGTCGAAGCCTTTGTCGAAAAGACCAAGGCATTTAAACCAGATAGAAAGCTAGTTCAATATACCTTGTCTTACCACGAGGGGATCCAAGTAGAAAGTGACCTTGTAGACGTAGCTATTGAATACGGCTTCGTAAACAAGACAGGGGCATGGTTCAGTATTGTAGACCCCGACACAGGTGAGATCCTCGAGGACGAAAATGGGGACGACCTAAAATTCCAAGGTAAATCCAAAATCGTTCAGCGCCTACGAGATGATGACCAAGTGTTCGATGATTTAATGACCAACGTACACGAAGCTATTTCCTATGAGGGGCAGTAGCATGGCTCAACGAACATTATTTTCACGTCCTAGTGGACCTAAGGTCTCCAAGCCTATCAAGCGCAGACCGAAGGTTCAACTAGACCGCAAGATACTTGAACTAATCAATAGACGTCAACGTCAAATATTAGTTCATTCAAATCTCTACTATCGCCAAAACGTGAACCTTATTACAGACGCGCAGTATGATAGATGGAGTCACCAACTTTACGACCTAATTCAAGCTCACCCAAACGAATTTAGAAAATCCGCATGGTACGAGGCTTTTCGAACCTTTGACGGAAATACCGGTATGGGGCTACCTTATACCGATCCATGGGTAGAGGGAACGGCTACTCACTTATTGAAAATTACAGGAGGACAACCAATTTGATCAATTTAGCTAACAGGTATAGACCTAAGCAATTCTCCGACGTAGTAGGACAAGACTACGTTAAGGAGATTTTAATCAACCAACTAGAGACTGGTGAAATAAAACACGCCTACCTATTTTGCGGAGGAGCTGGAACAGGGAAAACTACTTCGGCTCGTATCTTCGCCAAGGACGTCAATAAGGGACAAGGTACACCCATTGAGATTGACGCTGCGTCTAATAATGGAGTGGAGAACGTTCGCGATATTATTGAAGATAGCAAGTTCAAATCATTAGATAGTCAGTACAAGGTTTACATCATTGACGAGGTTCATATGCTTTCGACTGGAGCTTTTAACGCCCTATTGAAAACACTCGAGGAACCGCCTGCAGGAACTATCTTCATCCTATGTACTACGGATCCGCAAAAGATACCTGGAACTATTATGTCCCGGGTTCAACGCTTCGACTTCACTCGTATTCCTAACGAAGATATCGTTCACCAACTTGCCTACATTTTAGAAGCAGAATGCGAAAACGGTGCGCCGTATAGCTGGGACACTGAAGCTCTTGCGTTCATTGGTAAGTTAGCTAATGGAGGGATGCGCGATGCTATTACACGCTTAGAAAAAGTCCTGGACTACACAATGGACATCACTATTGAGGAAGTAGCTAACGCCTTAGGTACGCCAGACTATGAGACCTTTGTAGCCTTAACAGATACAATTCTTTCGAACGATACTGAAGCAGCGTTACGCACTTTAGATGACTTCTTTATGTCAGGTAAGGACTTGAAACTAACTATGCGTAACTATACTGACTTCCTCGTTGACGTATGTAAGTACGCCCTTACGCAAGATATCTCGTTCACTTCCTTGCCTAATCATTTAGGCGCAGACTTGGCACGGCTTCAACATACTGTCGATTATTCCTTGCTATTGTGGATGCTGGAGGAAATGAACCGACTAAACTCCGTGATCAAATGGGAACCGAACGCTAAGCCAATTATAGAAGCTCAAATCTTACTAATGACGCAGGAGGACTAGCATGGTCGATTTTATTGGACAACGTAAAGCCAAAGAATTTGTCAAGCAAAGAAAATACCTTCCTAATTCGATGGTTATTGTAGGCGCTAAAAAATCGGGCAAACGTACATTCGCAAGATATGTCGCCGCAGAATTAGGGTATGACTGTATCTTCATTGAAAATAAAGTCGACGATATTAGAGACATGATTGAACTAGCTTCTAGTCTTGCTCAACCTACTTTGTTCGTCGTGCAGGTCGCAGGGATGTCCATAGGTGCAAAAAATAGCCTCCTAAAAGTAACGGAGGAGCCACCTAAGAACGTTCATATCTGCATGCTGGCTTATACCGAAGGAGATGTTTTGGATACGCTTATTTCGCGCTCTTGGGTTGTTACCTTGCTTCCTTACTCGACGGACGAGGTATCACATTATTTAGAGCGCTTTGTGAAATCTAGTAAGGATATCCTAAAGATGGCTCCAATGTTCAGTAGCCCTGGACAAGTTCAGTTCCTTGTTCAAAATCACGGCAAGGAAGGACTAGCCTTATACTTGGAAAAAGTTCAGTTCTTTTACGACAATATTTTCGAAGCCTCGTCTAGTAACGCATTGAAGATGGTCGACTGGTTCAAACTGAAAGACACGGACACCCGGGAAGACACCCTAATCCCTGAACTATTTTTAGAAATTGCTATGAACTATATCGGCTTTGAAAATCGCAAGATCCAAGATACCGAAGTTCTATTAGCTAACTATGGTCTACTTCAATTAGTCGCTAAGTGCTTAGGTACTGTATCAACTAAAGGTAAGAACAAACTATTTGCAATGAACAAGCTCGTAAAGGAGGTCCAAGAAATTGGTTAATTTAATGGAGTTTATGACTCATATTAAGGAAGACAGGTTACTACCGTTCTACATTTTTACTGGCGAAGAAATTGGACTAATGAATGTCTATTTAGCAAAAATGAAAACACCTGTCAAACGCGAGTCAAGTGTAGCCTCTATTCTACGTCCATTGACTCAGCGTTCTATCGTAGCTAATGACAAGGTCTTTGCGGTACGGGATGATAAGGATTTCCTATCTACTGAATCGCGCTGGAAGTCTTTAGAGGACATTAAATACGGCACGTTGATCCTACTCTACACAAAGATCGACGGGCGTAGTAAATTTCTAAAACAGTTCAGTGACCATGTCGTTCAGTTTGATCGAATGACTACTACGCAGCTAATGAACCATTTTTCGAAAAAGTTCAAAGTTCCTGCTAACCTACTGGAGCAAGTTATTGAACTATGTGACCGCGATTACTCTCGTATTGAAAACGAGCTGGATAAAATTAGTAGGGTTCAATTACCTACCGAGGAAGCCGTGGACTCCCTTATTCACAAGGATCTACAATTTGAAGTCTTCGAAGCCGTGGATAGTGTTATTAGATACGAACCTCAACGAGCCTTTGAATATGTTCAAACGCTACTCGCTACCAATGACAATGTCCTTGGTTTCCTAACGCTTTTATACAATAATTTTGCCGCAGCTAGTCGAATTTTAGGTACGGAAAACGCTAAAGAGTCGACAGTGAATGTCAAGCAATTTACAATCAATAAGATTAAATCGAACTTTAATTACTCACTGG